CTTTTTGAAAATTACACACAATACAAATCATCAAGAAAAGATTGGGAAGATGCTTACACTAAAGGTTTAGATCTATTAGGATTTAAATATGAAGTTCGATCCCAGCCTTTTACAAATGCAAGTGGTGCAACACACCCAGTATTAGCAGAAGCCGTAACACAGTTTCAAGCACACGCTTATAAAGAATTACTTCCAGCGACTGGTCCAGTCCACACTCAAATTATGGGTTTACCTACTAGAGAAAAAGAAGACCAGGCAACTAGAGTAAAAAATTTCATGAACTATCAACTCATGAATGTGATGAAAGAGTATGAACCCGAGTTCGATCAGTTACTTTTTTATCTCCCTCTTAGCGGCTCTGCATTTAAGAAGATTTATTATGATGAACTTCTAGGCAGAGCCGTGTCTAAATTTGTTCCGGCAGATGACCTGATAGTTCCATACACAGCAACATCTTTAGAAGATGCAGATTCAATCGTGCATGTTTTAAAAGTGTCAGAAAATGATTTAAGAAAAAAACAAGTAGCAGGTTTTTATAGAGATGTAGAAATCACTCCAGGTTATTCTCAAGAAACAGAAGTAGAGAAAAAGGAAAGAGAATTAGAAGGAGTTAGAAAAAATAGAGACGAACAAGTTTTTACAATTTTAGAAATTCACACAGATTTAGATCTAGAAGGTTTTGAAGATAAAGACGAAGAACAAAACCCTACTGGAATCAAACTTCCATACATTGTAACAATTGATACTTCTTCAAGAGAAGTTTTATCAATTAGAAGAAACTACAAAGCTGAAGATCCATTAAGAAATAAAATAAGTTATTTTACTCATTTTAAATTTTTACCTGGACTTGGTTTTTATGGATTTGGTTTAATCCACATGATCGGTGGATTATCTAGAACTGCAACGAATGCTTTAAGACAACTATTAGATGCTGGTACGTTTTCAAATATGCCAGCTGGATTCAAACAAAGAGGTATTCGTGTTAGAGATGAGGCACAATCGATTCAACCTGGAGAGTTTAGAGATGTAGATGCACCTGGCGGAAACATTAGAGACGCATTTATGCCTTTACCTTTCAAAGAACCATCAGCAACATTATTACAATTGATGGGTATCGTAGTAAACGCAGGTCAACGATTTGCCGCCATAGCTGACATGCAGGTCGGTGACGGCAACCAACAGGCCGCTGTTGGGACGACTATAGCTTTACTCGAACGTGGAAGTAGAGTCATGTCAGCGATACATAAAAGATTGTATGTGGCACTCAAAGAAGAATTTAGATTATTGGCAGATGTGTTTAAAACATATCTACCACCAGAATATCCTTACGATGTTGTAGGGGGTCAAAGAAATATTAAAGTTGCAGACTTTGATGATAAAGTAGATATCATTCCAATTGCTGATCCAAACATATTTTCACAGTCACAAAGAATTAGTTTAGCACAAACTGAACTACAACTTGCGATGTCAAATCCAAATATGCACAATATGTATGAAGCATACAGAGATATGTACAGTGCAATTGGTGTAAAAAATATTGATAAAATTTTACCACCACCTCAACAACCTATGCCAATGGATCCAGCGGCAGAAAATATTATGTCAATGAGTGGTAGACCTTTCCAAGCGTTCAAAGGACAAGAACACAGAGCACATATTACTTCGCATTTAAATTTTATGGCAACCAACATGGCAAAAAATAGTCCGGCGGTTATGGGTGCATTACAAAAAAATATTTTTGAACACATTTCTTTGATGGCACAAGAGCAATTAGAGATAGAATTCAGAGAAGAGATACAACAATTGATGCAATTACAACAAATGGCACAACAAAATCCACAAATGGCACAAAGTCCACAAGTACAACAGCAAATTGTACAAATGAGTATGGCAATTGAAGCAAGAAAAGCTAAATTAATAGCTGATATGACTCAAGAATTTAAGGATGAAGAGAACAAAATCATGGGTGATTTCGGAAATGACCCTGTTGCTAAGCTAAAAGCAAGAGAATTAGACCTTAGAGCAATGGATAATGAGCAAAAAAGAAAAGAAGCAGAGCAAAGATTGAATTTAGACAAGACAAAAGCGATGATGAATCAAGGAATTCAAGAAGATAAGCTCGAACAAAACGAAGATTTAGCTAAATTAAGAGCTAATACGTCTATTGAGAAAACAATTTTAAGTAAAACTATACCATCGGCACCGAAAATGGATGCAATGCCAGGAAATATAGCTATAATTAGAAACAGAGGAGAATAAATATGAAAAAAAATAAAAAAACAGACGCAAAACATGTTGATCACGATATGTTTCTGAACAAAGACGGAATGTTGAACGGCGGTGTAGAAATCGAAGTGTCAAAACCGAATGAAACTCAGGACGTAAAAGTAAAAGGTCAAGATGGAATGCTAGCAGAGAAAAAAAGAACAGCTAAGTGGTACTAGTATGTGGTTTAGCGCTATTAAATTAGCCGCTCAAGCTGGCTCTCATATATTTAAAAACCGCCAAAGAACTAAAATGCTAATGGCGGACGCACAAATGCGTCATGCAGAAAAAATGGCAAACGGTGAGGCGGAATATCAGGGCAAATTATTAGAATCAAGAAATTCGGACTGGAAAGACGAATTTATTTTAGTTTTACTTTCGGCTCCAATTGCGTTATTATCATGGGCAGTGTTTTCGGATGATCCGGCAGCTATGGAAAAGATGCAATTATTCTTTGAATACTTTTCACAGCTACCATTTTGGTATCAAACGATTTTCGTAGGTGTCATTGCAAGCGTTTACGGATTAAAAGCAACTGATTTAATTAAAAGGAAATAAATATGGCTAAGAAAAAAATAAAAAAAGCACTTAAAGCTCTAGGGGCCGGTTTAGCAATAGCTGGTATTGGAAAAGCTTTAAGTAATAGAAAAAGAGACCAAGCAAATGTTGAATTAGATTTACCTATATCTGAACCAATGTATGAAGCTAGTGAAGGTGCAATAAGACCCGCACCAAGAGTATATGAAGATGATATTATGAGAGGTGGTTCAGGTGTTAAATCTATGCCTAAAAGAAACCCATATTCTATCTACACAGATAAGGTTCCACTAGATCCATACAGTAAATTATTACCTTTTAAAAAAGGTGGTAGAGTTGGCTGTGGTAAAGCTAAGCGTGGATATGGAAAAGCACTGAGAAAAAAATAATGCCGGGAACAATGGTGATGAAAAGACCTATGATGAAAAAAGGTGGTAAAGCTTTAAAAAAAATAAAGCCATCTCAAAAAGGTTTAAAAAAATTACCCCAAAAAATTAGAAACAAAATGGGTTACATGAAGAATGGTGGAAGAGCTAAGTAATGAGAAAGCAGTGCCAACAATGTAAAGAAGCATTTGATTCAAAAGATGAGTTTGATAATTTTTGTAGCAAGCAATGCAAAGAGGAGGCGTTAGCAGCATTAGATTTAGATTCTGATGAATGTTTATCTTGTCAATAATGGCTAAACTTTGTGCAAAAGGAAAAGCAGCAGCTAAAAGAAAATTTAAAGTGTATCCATCTGCATATGCAAATATGTACGGATCAGCTGTATGTTCTGGTAAAATAAAACCAGGTGGAAAAAAGAAAAAGAAAAAATAATGGCTCAAGGAGGATTACGTAAATGGGTATCCGAGAAATGGGTGGACATCGGAGCGCCGAAGAAAAACGGGAAATATCAACCGTGCGGAAGATCGAAGGGGAGCAAAAGAGCATATCCAAAGTGCGTCCCACTTGCAAAAGCCACACGAATGACAAGCTCGCAAAAGGCGAGTGCTGTCAGACGAAAAAGAGCTGCCGGCAATACAGGACCTAAACCAACTAACGTTAAAACTATCGTGAGGAAAAAATAATGATTAAAAATTTTAAAGACATTGTAGTTTTATTAATAACAAGTGGTGTTCTAATTTTATTAGGAACCATTATTGTTGGAGACTATTATGTTGCTTTACAAGAAAATAGACCTGTTGATGAAAGTATAATAACACTTATGAAAATGTCAGTTACTGGATTAATTGGTGTTATAGGTGGATATATTGGAGGAAGTAAAACGTGAATAAATCAAGATGTTGTTGCCAAGTAAGAGCCCAAAGAAAAAGAAAAATGACAATAAGAAGAAAAAGAAGAAGATAATATGATAATTAAAAATAAACAAGAAGAAAATAGAAC